GCACCGCTCGCCGAATATTTGTATATCACTGTAATCCCCCGAGGGGCATTGTTTGATTCCGTCGATCACCTCGAAGGCGTTGAAATCCGCTTGTGTGTATTTTTTCATTTTCGTTAATCTATTAAATTCAATTCGATTATTTTAACAGTTCGTTCAGTTTCTCCAGCACCCGGGGAACCTCCTCGTCCGTGGCCGTACACCAGGCGCTCGCTATGCTCGTCTCCTCCCGTATCAGAACGTCGATCCATTCCGTCATTCCCATCGAATGTACCGCGCCCTGCCGCTCGGTTTCCACCGTATAGCGTCCCTGCACCGCAACGCCGTGATATTCTATCTGAAAGTCGAAAGATTCCATAGTACCCGCAAATGTCCTCCGGGTGATGTAATCGGCGATGCGTTTGGCGAAAGTCCGAATCTCCTGATCGGTCAGATGAATTGTCGTTTGCGGCCGGTTGAAACGGGTGCTCTCGAAGAAGTAATATTCTTCCGAGGGTTCTTTCCGAGTGGACGGCGGCATTTGAGCCGAGTCGGTGACGTAGTAGAAAGTATTCATCGCTGTTCGAAAATTTCATTCAACAGATAGCGGGTGATCCGCATACGCCGGGAACTGGACAGCACCCAGTCGAACACCAGGCAAACGGGAACGGAAACTACTACGAGCGTAATTAAGTGTGCCATACTCTTACCGGATTTCGACCCGATAGACACGAGGTCGGTTTTGGAGTTTATGTGCCCGGCGGCGGGACTTGTCGATTGTCCGGCGCACCTTGTTCTTGAGACGGTACCACGCACGCCAGAGGCGGCCCGCAAGCGTTACCCACAGACTTTTGACTGTGGATTCCTGAAATTGAGTTTCCATATCTGTAATGATTTGATGCGATCGAAAAACCGGCGCGGGCCGTCACGGAGGGCGCCGGGAAAAACAACTCTAAACACACAAAAAATGAATAAATGAAACAAAATACGGACTATTGAGGCGCCCGCGACCTGTTTGCACCCTGTCGTCATCGAAGACCACGACCGAATCGCAGGGTATATCGCTACCGGCTCCCCGGATCGCTCCGGATCGTCGCCTGCTTTTTGGTATTGATCGGCCTAATATCCGCCCTTCTGCGCCAAGTCGCTCGCCGGGTTTTACATCCCTTCGGATGGTTCTCGTATTTCAATGAACCGCTTATTCGTTCAAACCTTTCTGCCTTGCGGCCGGGGTTTATGGCAGGTTAGGACCCCTACGGCTTCCGTGCCGTCCTTTGGTGCCCGCACCGGGACATTCAACCCGATACGGACTTTGAAAATCCGCGCCCGGAAATGGCAAACTCAACTAATCTCAACTCTTAACCTTACTCGAATGAAAGAACTTGGGCGCGGATAGGTGCTTGATTGATACACTATCGGGGACGGCTCAACGGTCGTCCGACGGGGCGTGCATTTCTGGGCTGTCCGTCCAGAGCCGTCCACTTGACACGCTCGATTTCCACATACCCCTCATCCCAATTCATGCGGATCAAAAATTTCATTTTTTTGTCCCTCTTGCATCTGGAAGCCGCTGAGTGGATTGAATAGTAATCTCGTGCTTCTACCGGGAAGATTACCGTTTCGCCCAACTCTATCGCCTCCAGCGTTCCGATGTAATCCTTACGCATCTTGTATTCTCCGAATTTCAATTCTTTTGCTGTTTCCATACTATGATTATCTGTCGTTTATTCGTTTGCTCCCGCGCCGGTATCGCTCCGGACAATCCCTTGCGGATTCGCGGGAAAACACTAATTTTGAGCTGCCAACCAAAAATTAAGTGTTATCGTGTGCTATCTGTCGCAGCATTCAGAGCTTCCGAAATACGCTTGCCCACTTTTTTACATACAAGATCGATCCAAGTAATATTATCTCCATAATCTCGTATATCTTGCTCTAATATGGATTTATCTTCGTCGATGAGAGAAATAAGACAATAAATATCATTGTAGATTTTATATGTTAAGGATATACGATCTTGAATTTCGCCTACTTCACGCACAACGTCAAGGACTTCAAGTTGTGGAGTTATTATGGATGAGAATATTCCTGAATCAATAGATTTATGGCATTGTGTTAGCGCCTCTCTATAGGCGTCCAATTCTTCATAAATTTGTTTTAATGTGCAATCTTTAGATCTCATATCTTTGTCCCGTTTTTCGAAAAAATAATTCTCCTCCAAATTATTTTTTAATTTTCTTTGCGTTTTACACCGCAAAGAAAAATTCGCCTATAAACAATTCGCTGTAAAACAGTGTTTTACGCGCTTTGCGTCAATCGCCGTAATACCGGCCCGCATCGCCGTAGTAGGCCACACACCCCGCCGCGAATGCCGGGTTGCTCCCGGTGGGTATATTATAAGGTGTCGGCTCGGAAGCGGGCAGCGGGCGCCCCTCGATCATCGCGCGGATGTTGGCCAGCTTCTCGTTCTTCCACGCCTTCCGCAGTGCCTCGGCGAAATTTTTCACCATCTTCACCCGGAACATATACCATGCGTTGCGAAAAATTTTTGAAAGGTTATATTTGATTTTCGGTTTCATGATTATAACATTAAACTATTTTACTCCACACAGACAACCCCGTTCGTATTGCATGTGCTATATTCTCCTTCGCTGTTACCCACTCTAAATTATCGACTCTATTATCGGACTTAACTCCATTAATATGATTCACTTGTGGCTTGTTATCAGGATTCATAATGAAAGCGGAGGCGACTAACCTGTGTACTTTGTATTTTATTACCTTGCTATCATGATCCCATAGATCAACTTGCAAATACCCGTTTTTATCTGGTCTGCCTTTCAATATGCGCCCATTTTCCAGTCTTGTAATGTTTGCTTTGTTAAAAACATTTACTCGTTTATATCGAGGAAGGCTATATACACGCCCCATATTCGAAACCATATATAAATCCTCCAAACCTTTAACGGGGGACCATATCTCGCCATCTAAAAAATCAGCGTTCCGCATAATCTTCGATCTGTTGTAGGCCGGTTTCATCGTTTTTATTTTATATTTGCGTTGTAATCTTGTTTTGTATTGCAAATATAGATAAAAACTCTATATATGCAAAATATTTGTGGATATTTTTTCAATATAATTTTATGAGAAAGATTGAAAGATTTGATAAGTATATGAATATAAATAAGTTAAACGATAATCAGGTTACTGTTAATTGTGGCTTGTCGGTTGGCTTATTAGGAAAGGCTCGGCGAGGTGATAGCGATTTGGGTGATAAAGCTATTGAAAAAATATTGAGTTTCTATCAAGATATTAATCGCGTTTGGCTCCTCACCGGTGAAGGCGAGATGTTGAAAGAAGGAGCGGGGGACGGCTCCGGGCGCGGTTCCCGCATCCGCTATTGGGTGGACGTGGATGCTACGGCTGGAGGTGTGGAGCTGTTCGACGATATGACCACGAACCGATTCATCGATCTTTCGATTCCGGAGTTCCGGGACTGTACGGATGCCGTGAACCTGTACGGAGATTCGATGATGCCGCTGTACCGGAACGGACAGATCATCATCCTCAAAGAGTGGAAAGAGAATTTTATCGATTTCGGCAACGTCTATCTGGTCATCACGTGCAACGGCAACCGGATGGTCAAATACCTGCGTCGGGGATCGGATGCCGATCACGTTCTCTGCATCTCCGAAAATAAGGATTTCGATCCTTTCGAGATCGAGCGGAAAGATATTCTGCGGCTCTACCTTGTCAAAGGCGGCATTTCGAAGAATACGTTATAATCTATAACAACAAATGAAATTACAACCTATCCAAAGTAAGATTTACGAGATACGAGGCCAGCGGGTGATGCTGGACTTCGACTTGGCGGAACTTTATCAAGTGGAAACACGAACACTCAAACAGGCAGTACGGCGCAATATCGAGAGATTCCCCAGTGATTTTATGTTTGAAATCACTGAAGCTGAATATAACTGCCTCAAAAACAGTATGACATCACAAATTGTGATCTCAAATGAAAAAGGAGGCCGGCGTTATATGCCGTTTGCCTTTACCGAACAAGGGGTAGCAATGCTTTCGAGTGTTTTACGTAGTGGAACAGCCATACAAGTAAATATCGCCATTATGCGGGCATTTGTGGCGATGCGGAACTACATTACCACGACGACGCAGATAACGGCGGAACTGTCCGAAATACGGGCAAAGCTGGCATTGTTGGAACGAGCTGACGAAGACAATGCCGAAGCGGTAAACGATCTTTCGGAAGATATGCGCAAAGAGCTTGACAACATTTATCAGGCTATCGCGGCGCTGTCGGTCAAGGTACCGCAGGCCCGCAAGTCGTCCCAGCCGATCGGATTCAAGCGACCCGATTCAGAGGAGAAAAAATAACCCCCGGATCACTCCGGGGGCTGCCGTTTCGCTTATGCGATTGTCAATAAAGCATTACAGTGAAATGGCGGATAATTCTCGTCCGATTTTGCGCAGCGCCTGTCCGATCTTGTGCGCTTGCGCTTCGGATATATAGGTATTGCAGGATTTGTATTGCCGCATCAGCCCGGCATTGATTCCCGCCCATTTTGCAAATTTCGTGACATTGATGAAATCGAAATAGTCGAATACTGACGCAACGTCATATTTGTACTCAAATTCGATTCCTTGTAATTCGGCGGGCAACTCTTCTCCGTTTTCGGTATAGCTGGCGAACATCTCGCGGACAGAGTTCTCGAAATCCGCCTTTGCTTCGGCGACTGTCCTGCCTTCGCCTATTATCGTCGCCTGGATGTCCGGGGTGAAAATCCCGAAAGTGCCGTCCTTTCCCTTTTCGATAAGTGCCGTTGTCTTCATAGTCTGTGGTCTTTTGTTGTAAGCAAACCGGGTTAAAACCCGATTTGCTTTTTCAGTTTGTAAAAGGTGCCGTTTTTAATCTCTTCTTTTCCGTGCCGCCCTATCTCTATTCGGTAGGGCTTTTCGGGGTGGTGGTAAACGTCATGATTCGCTCCGTTCCGTAGCAACCTCCACCCGTGCGCCTCGGCGATTTTTCGTAGTTCACTCCATTTCATATATCTGTATTGCTTTATTGACGATACAAATATATAGCGTTTTTGCTATATATGCAAATATTTTGCCGACTTTTTCAACGGATTATATGTTTTCTGGGACATATCTGTAAGTTGTTGTCATAGACAAATATAAAAGCTATTAAAATATTACGTTGTGAAAAAAAATTGTAAAAAATTTGTGGGGGGGGGATTTTTTATATTTTTGAAATGCAAAATAGTTTGTTGTAAATAAACATATTTATATTTTATGCTTACATTAATTTATTGGGCTGCATGTGTAGCAGGATGCTATTTTTTAGCCAAAAGCCAAGGACGGGACACTACTACTGCGGCTGTACTTGGATTATTATTTACGGTATTTGCTCTTATCGGCTACCTTATTGCAGGGGATAAAAAAATTGACAACTTAAATTAAATTCAAAGTAGTATGGCAAATTCGACGACAAACACACAGGAAACACGTCAATTTCCGCTTCCTTCCATTAAAATATCTTATAGCGGTAGCGGGGTTAGGTTTTTGAGAATATTAGGATGGGTGAATATCGGTATTTTTTGTTTGATGGGTATTTTATTGCTTTTTGGGGCGATTGATCTATTTGGTTTTGCCGGACTTGGTATTTTTGGACTTGTCGTATTGATAAGTTTCCCTACGTTACTCCTTTTTGCTGGCGTTTGTTTCGCTCTGGCGACGATCGCGGAAAACGCTCTTATGTCTAAAGCAGTATTGGAATCCAAATATGATTTTCGTGAGGATAGTAGATATTGAAACCGAAGCTATGGAGAATGTCTGCCGCGTGATCCAAAGACCCGTAACAATTAAAAATCCCCCGGCTCATCATCTGATGACAGGCCGGGGGCGGTCGGAACGAATTTACAGACATTGAAAGACAATGCAAAGATAGGTTTACCTCTGAAACATCCAAATATTTTTACAGCGCCGGGATCAATTCTACTGCTTCCCGGCGTTTTTGATCTACCAGTTTGGCGTATATCTGGGTCGTGGCGATATTCGAGTGACCGAGCAATTTGGAAACGGTATAAAGGTCTGCCCCGTATGTCAGCAACATCGTTGCGTAAGTATGGCGGGCGCAGTGAAAGGAAATCAGCTTACATATCCCGGCAGCTTCAACCAATTTTTTGAGTTTTACATTCATCTGTGCATTGGAGTTTAGCCGTTTGAAAACCTTATCGAATGCCGTATTTCGTCCTGAAGGCAGAAAGCGCATCGCATTTTCGGACAGCGGGACCACTATGCGGGATTGCGTCTTCTGTTGTTGGAGATGAATTTCATAACCCCCGTCTGGAGATTCGACGATATGCCACCAGCATAGCTGGGAAATGTCGGAATACCGCAGCCCCGTGAAGCAGGCGAAAAGAAAAGCGTTTGCGACGACGGCATAGCGGGGATTGGCAATGGCAGCGGCTTCCAATTGCCGCAGCTCGTCTATTGTAAGGTATTCCCGTTCTCTTACGTCTAACCTGGGCCTGTCCTCCTTGTCCAGCATTGCGGCGGGATTCTTGTCGATCAGCCCGGATCTGACTGCCCGATTTAAGATATTGCCTAAACGCGCCAGAATAACGGAAGAACTTGACCCGCGTATTCCGCAGCGATCGAGATAATCTATAAAATTCTGAATGAATCTTTTATCTACGGAGGCGAGTTTCTTGTTAGGACCTGCAAAGGCTTTGAGATGCGAATACAAAGAACCTAAATTTTGGGCGTAGCTCTTTGAACCTCTGTCTATGTATCCTTGCCGCTCCTGTTCGATGTAATCGAGGAGCGTTATTTTCGTGTCGGCCGTCGGGAAGTTGTATTCTCCGCGCTGTATGGCGACAATCCGCTCGGATTTCAACGTCGTGGCAATAGCCATTGCTTCCTTGTTTCGGGCTTTCGCTTCCTTCGTGGTCTCTGGAATAAGGTACAATTTCAAAAATTCATACTGCCGAATCCCGTTCCAATAAATATCCAGGTACAGCGATTCGCTTCCGTCCTTGAGCGGTTTCGACCGGAGGCGTACCGGCTCCTTTACTTTTGGCTGCTTCAT